CTTGCACCTCCTCTTTTACGTGCTTAATCAATTCATGGTAATAAAAGGTATCGTTCTCAATCTCTTGAATGATGGCCCTGCCTACTTCCTCCCTCGTTGGTGCTTTGTTGCCTACAAATATATTAAATTCAATAGGCATAAACTCAACGGTATAGACTCTCTCAACATCTTTTACTGGTGCTGATTTCAAGTCGCGTTCAATTTCTATTAGTTCTTTTATTCTATCTACATCTTTAGACATTTTTTTGCCTCCTAGCTTTCGCTTTCTTGTTGGTGTTATCTCTCACCATTTGTATATCGGGTTGTATGTCTTCAAGTATTAGCTTTCTAACCTCGCTAACTGTAAGACCGTTTAATTCCTTGGTTAGTATTTGTATGTCGCTTAGTTTGGGTATCCAAGTTTGATGATACTGCTTCTCTTGGTTGTTTATGGTGTAGCACCAGTCAATGATTAAGCCGTTGATGTTTATTGAAAAGATCATTTGTCCTTGTCCTTAATGATTAGTGCGACTGCATAAAGACATACAGCCATGAATATAAGTATTGGTATTAGTTGTGGGTCCATTAATCTTGCTCCCATACATTACTTTCTCTATCTATCTCTTCTTTCATAGTTTTTGTTGATAAATTTTCTAATAACCAATGCTGCTTGCCTCTATCCGCTGTTTCAAATTTCATTGTATTGAAATCTAAATATACCCAACAGTCCAGGTCATCATTCCATATAATTTCAACGAAATCTTTTTGGAAATACCAACGTCCATTGCTTATTAAATCTTGGCATTTATTAATTAATTTTTCTTTACTCATCATTCCCCCCTTGTTGGTTTGCCATTAGGAAAGGTTAAAGCGGTGCTAAACGCTTTCCAGTCCTTTGGTGTCATTATTTGCTCTACTTTGTGAATAGGCGTATTGTCTTTTAGTCCGTACTTCTTGCGAAGTTGTCCGATAATGCTTTTGTGTGATCTTGGTTTCATTGTTGCACCGCCTCACCATATCCGCCCTCGTTGTACGTTTGCCAGTGATTGCGAAAGTATTTATTAAGGTATCTAGCAAGACGCACTTTTTCTTTTTGTGTCATGGTGTGCGTTTCAATTTTACCAGTAGAGTAATTATATATATTCCTTACTGGTCTTATTATTATGTTATTTGGTTTTTGCATTGCACTCATTACGCCACCTCTTTTGATTTGTTTTTTTTGGCTAGAGCGTCATTCCTGCCCATTAATAAAAGCTCATAGACTTTTTCTCTGTCTAAACTATCGCCATCCCAAAGACTGGGAAACAGTTCTATATAAAGATTTGTATATTTTCTAGCTTCTTCATTAGTGATATCTGTATCAAAATAAAACTCCATGAAGTAATCAATAAATTCTTCTATGTTAATCATTACGCCACCTCCTCATTAATAACCAACTCATCACAAACCATCTCAATAGATATCCAAACCAATAGGTTTTTAAATTGTGTGTCATTGTCAATGTTTCCTTGTGCTTGGTTTATGAACTCTAACGGTGATTGACCACATGAAAAAGCACGTTCTGAAACAATCTCCCATATCTCCTCATCGTGCTTGTTATAAAAAGCAAGTGTATCTGAATAATAAATTAATTCTGAACAAGTGCCATTTACACAACCGTATTGACTAATATGTTTTATATCGTCCTTGGTTTGTGTTTCTAAAATCCATTTTTTTATATTTGTGTTTGTCATGTTTACCTCCTAAAGTATTTACGTTTGACTTCCCTATGATACCTAAATGTACTTATATATCAAGTAGTTAGCTAAAAAAACTTAGTGTTTTTATGAAGAATGCTGTAATATAAGGGTCTAAGGAGCATAAAAAAATTTCAAATATGGAGCAATTTTTGACTAAAAACGACAAGAAACCACCTAAAAAAGTGGGACGTAAGCCTATTAATATCGATATTGCAAAGGTTGAAGCACTTGCTTCACAGAACATGGGAGTTATGGAAATTTGCCGTACTCTCGGCGTTGGTTGGGATACTTTCAATAAAAATCGTAAACGTAAGACGGAATTATCGGAAGCATACGAGAGGGGGAGAGCAAAAGGATTAGAGAGAGCCACATTCAGATTGATGGAGCAAATAGATGATGGCAACTTTCAAGCGATACAATTCTATTTAAAAAATACAGACTCCGATAAATGGAAAGATCGTCAAGAGGTAGTCAATGCTACTATCAATCTAAATGATGTTTTAACTGGCGCAAAAGATAGACTTGGCGACTCTATGGCGACTATTAATAAACCTAAAGTCATAAACGCTGTTAAATCAACGTCTACAGACTTGGACAAACTGGTAAATAATCAGGACGATATAAAGAACGATGATAATAAGGGCGGATAGCAAACATAAAAGGCGTTATCAGTAAGGGTTGCCCACAATCTGACAAATCATGCTCCGATTTTAAATGATTGACCCCCCCTTACATTTTTCGCGACGGGTATTGTACGTGTAACTGTTGCGCTAATTTTTTTTAATTTTTTTTGAGTAGAATATGAAAGAGGTAATAAAAGGAATAATAGAAATCACCACCATAGCGGGACTTGGTAATTTTCTACTATTCATTATTTTGGTAAATATATGAAATACGGTGCTGAAGCTGAACAACAACTAATGACCGAAGTTTGGTCGCCTCATGTTGCAGATGATCCATACAACTTTGTTATGTTTATCTTCCCCTGGGGACAGAAGGACACCCCCCTCGAAGATTTTACAGGCCCAAGAGAGTGGCAGAAAAAAATTTTAAAAGATTTATCAATTCACATACAACGAAATAAAGGCGTTCCAACACCAGAGATGTTTAGACTTGCTGTTGCTTCTGGTCGTGGAATAGGAAAGTCCGCCCTTGTTGCATGGTTAATACTATGGATGCTATCAACCAGACTAGGCTCAACCATCATCGTCACCGCTAACACCGAACAACAGCTTCGCTCAAGAACATGGGCTGAATTAGGTAAGTGGCTAACACTATCAATTAACAATCATTGGTTCTCTAAAACTGCTACCACCATAAAACCAGATGGTTGGTTTGAAGAAGCACTCAAAAGAGACTTAAAAATAGACACTGGCTACTATTACGCCCAAGCTCAATTATGGAGCGAGGAAAACCCAGATGCGTTTGCAGGTATTCATTCATCTTACGGAGTATGTTTGATAATGGATGAAGCATCGGGTATTCCAGCTCCTATTTACTCAGTCTCCGAAGGATTCTTTTCCGAGCCTACAGAAAATCGTTTCTGGTTTACCTTCTCTAACCCTAGAAGAAACACAGGGCCTTTCTACGAGAGTTTTACATCCAAGCGTAAGTTCTGGAACCTAGAACAAATAGACTCACGCACAGTCGAGGGTACTGACCAAAAACTATTCCAAACCATGCTCGAGCAATACGGTGAAGATTCTACCGTTGCTAGAGTCGAAGTACGAGGCGAGTTCCCCAACGCTGACGATGATTCAGTCATACCAATGGAACTAGCAAGAAACGCTGTCGACAGGGACGTAGCACTAACAACTAAATCACCTATTGTTTGGGGATTAGACGTTGCACGTTTCGGTGGTGATAATTCTGCGCTATGTGTCAGACAGGGTAATACTGTTCTTGAAATTAGGACTTTCAAATCGATGGATTTAATGCAATTATGCGGTGCAGTTAAAAATTTATATGACGACAGTACAGTCGTAGAACAACCACAAGAAATACTTATAGACGTAATTGGTCTTGGTAGTGGAGTTGTAGATAGACTAGCTGAACAAAATTTACCAGTAAGAGGAGTCAATGTTGCAGAGTCACCATCGACTAAGAAAAACTATTTAAACTTACGAGCTGAATTATGGTTTGCAATAAAAGATTGGTTGGCGCTGCGTAATTGCCGTCTTCCTAATGATGATGAGCTTGTGTCGGAATTGGCAGCGCCTAGTTATAAATATACATCAACTGGAAAAATAAAAATAGAGTCTAAGGATGAAATGAAAAAAAGAGGTGTTAAGTCTCCAGATAAAGCTGACGCACTTGCACTAACCATGGCAAGTTCCGCTGCAAGTTTTAGTGGTGGCGAGAACTTTTTAGGGTATAATTTCAAGAAACCCTTGACATCAAGAATAATCAGAGTGGGATAAATTTATGGAATACGACAAAGATCAAGCAATCGAAGAGTTACAAGTAGAAGATTCTTACAATGAAGAAGAACTACAAGGCGTACTTAAATCCGAAATGGATGACGCTAAAGACTTCATCGACCAAATAGACCAGGACAGAGCTGACGCTACTGATTATTACCTTGGTAATTCTCCAACAGCACAAAGCTCTATGCAATCAGAATTTGTATCAACCGATGTTAGAGACAGCGTGTTATTCATGTTGCCTTCCATCATGCGTACATTTTTTGGTACAACCAAAATAGTAGAGTTTATACCTCACGGCCCAGAGGACATACAACTTGCCAAACAACAAACAGATTACATTAACTATGTCATCCAACAAAAAAATCCAGGCTTCAAAGTTTTATACGATGCGTTCAAAGATGCACTCATTAGAAAAACTGGTTTTGTAAAAGCCTATTGGGATGACAGCATTACTGCATCAACTCACGAATACACAGACATTTCTCCAGAGGCTTATCAAGCTCTTATCATGGATGTAAACGTAGAAGTCATTGAAGAAAAAATTGAAATGCAAAGCATGACAATTATAAATCCTGAAACTGGCGAAGAGATAACACAAGAAACTCCAGCTAGTTACGATGTCAAAATAAGAAGAGTTAAAGCTAAAGACCAAGTGGTTATCGAAGCAGTACCAACTGAAGAAATACTAATATCAAGACATGCAAGAGATTTAAACTCATCGCCTTATGTTGCACACAGAATGGTTAAGACTGTAAGCGACTTAGTGGCTATGGGATATGACAAAGAACAAATGGAAGAGTTCGCTGGTTCTGGAAGCGCAGTCGATGAAGACTCCTACGACTTAGAACAAGCAAGAAATCCATACGCAGATTTTACTGGTGTTGATAGAGCAGACAGTAATAGTAAAAGTGTTCTTTATATAGAACATTATGTTTTTTATGATTTAGATGGTGATGGTATAGATGAAAGGATTAGAGTATGCACTGTAGGGAATGGATTAAATATTGTTAATTCAACACCCTGGGATGATTTACCTATTACACTCTTCTGTCCCGATCCAGAGCCACATACCTCCATTGGCTCATGCCCCGCGGACTACTTGATGCCTATTCAAGCAGCTAAATCTCAGATAATGAGAGATACCCTTGATAGTCTAGGCCACGCCATCTTCCCGAGAATGGGTATAGTAGAAGGACAAGTCAACATTGACGATGTTCTTAATACTGACATAGGACAACCAATTAGAATGAGAGCGCCAGGAATGGTTCAGCCTTTCTCAGTTCCTTTTGTTGGTAAAGAAGCCTTCCCAGTATTGTCTTACCTAGACGAAGCAAAAGAAAACCGTACAGGCGTTTCTAAGGCTTCCGCTGGACTAAACGCAGAAGCATTACAATCTACAACTTCCGCAGCTGTAACTGCTACTATGTCTGGCGCACAAGGAAGAGTAGAACTTATCTGTCGTCACTTTGCTGACGGAATGAAAGATTTATTTAAACTTGTAAACTCTCTTGTAATCAAACACCAAGAAGGTCAAGACATGATGAGACTAAACAATCAGTTTATTCCTGTTGATCCTAGATATTGGGATGCTGATAAAGACATGGTAATTAATGTTGGTATTTCTAAAAACTCTGACGAAGAAAAGTTCCAAGTCCTAACAGCACTATCACAAAAGCAAGAACAGATTATGCAAACATTAGGCCCTAACAATCCTTTGGTTAATTTACAGCAGTATGCAAACACTCTAACTAAAATGATTGAGATGGCTGGATTTAAAGATGCAACAACATTTATAAATACAACTGTACCGCCTATGCCTCCGCAGCCACAAGAACCAGCTAAACCTTCACCAGAAGAAATGTTGGCTCAAGCTGAAGCAATGAAGGCACAGAACTTAGCACAAAAAGCTATCATTGATGCAGAGACAGATAGAATGAAAATCATTATGGATGACGACAGAAACCGTGATGAACATGAAGCTGATTTAAAACTGAAGATAGCTGAACTACAAGCTA